CGAGATGGCGATGGCGATCCGCAGTTATAGGGTTATTTTCGCGGATTTTGGCATCAGCGAGCAGGACTTCTACGAGATATCCAAGCTGCCGTTCTACAAGCGCGCGTTTGAGCAGTTCACGCTGGAATGGAATTCGGCGCTGTCGACCAACGAGCGGGTCAAGCTGATCAGCGCGGCCTATCTGGAGCAGGCGCTGCCGCGGCTGGGCGGGCGGATGATGAGCGACGAGTCGCTGTCGGCGGCGACCGAGGTTGCCAAGCTGTTTTCGCGCAATGCGGGGCTGGGCGGCGACCCCAAGGAGGCCAAGAGCAACGAAAGATTCGTGATCACCATAAACATGGGCGAGGACGGCGAGGGCAAGCCGGTGGTTGAGAAGTACGACAAGCCGATCGAGAGGATGGGCCCCAAGGACATCGACCTGATTGCCGCCGAGCCTCCCGCCGAGGTGGTGGTGAAGCGCGGGCCCGGGCGACCGCGGAAAACCCCGAGGCAGGAGGACTAGATGGCCAAGAAGTGGATACAGGGCGCGCGGGAGAAGATGGAGAAGAAAGGCACGGTCGGCAGCCTACACCGGGCGCTCGGGGTGCCGGAGGGCGAGAAAATCCCGCAGGCGAAGCTGGCCGCGGCCAAGAAGAACCGACCGGGGCTGCGCAAGAAGATCCAATTCGCTGAAAATGTGAGGAAATGAGTCTCACCTACACGGCGCCGCCGACGCTGTCCCGGTTCATGAAGTCGAACGCTTTTGCTCGCATCGCTGCGGGGCCGGTCGGCAGCGGGAAGACAACGGCTTGCGTCATCGAACTGTTGCGCCGATGCATGGCGCAGGCCAAAGCCCCGGACGGGTGTCGCTATTCTCGCGTCGCCATAGTGAGACAGACACTTCGACAGCTCAAAGATACTGTACTCAAGGATTGCGTGACGTGGTTGGCGGGGCTTGGGGAATTTAAGGTGAGCGAGAACACGTTCTACCTGGACTTCGGCGACGTAAAGAGCGAGTGGATTTTGATCCCGCTGGAAGATGCGGCAGACCAGGCGCGGCTGCTCAGCATGCAGCTCACGATGTGTTGGATCAGCGAAGCAATTGAGTGCGATGTCAATGTGATTGCCCCAATCTCCGGACGCATCGGGCGGTATCCTTCCGGCAACCGCGGTTCACCGACCTTCTATGGAATAATCGCGGACACCAACATGCCGCAGCTTCTGACTGATTGGCACAAGCTGATGGTTGATCCGCCGGCAGACTTCCAGATTTTTCGGCAACCGTCGGGGATGGCGCCCAACGCGGAAAATCTAAATCATTTGCTGCAGACCGAGGATACGTCGAAGCTACCGATCAACCATCCTGACCGGCTGGCGCAAGGGCGCAGGTATTACGAGCGGTTCTTGGAGCTCTACGGCTCCGACCACCCTTGGGTTCGGCGCTACGTCTATGCCGAATATGCCGATGACCCCAGCGGGGAGGCGGTGTTCAAGGCGACGTTCCGGAGTTCTTTCCACGTGGTGGACGATACTTTTTGCATACCAGGTTATAGCCTCCTCGTTGGAATCGACTTCGGGCGCAATCCTTGGAGCCTGGTCTGCCAGGTTGATCACCAGGGGCGGCTGCTGGTTCACGAGGAGATTCCGGCAATCAATATCGGCCTGGAAAAACAGGTCGAGGAAAGAATACGGCCGCGACTGTTCAGCAACAAGTTCGCTGGCGCGAAGGTGATGATTGTTGGCGATCCGGCGGGTGTGGCCAAGGGAACCATAGCGGAAGAAACCAGCTTTGATGCCTTGAAACGCATGGGTTTGCCGGCTTTTCCGGCTCCCACCAATGACATTGACGCCCGGTTGCGCGCGGTGGAGACCATGCTTGGGCGGCAAACCAATGGCGGCCCATCGCTGGTGATCAACGGACGCGGATGCCCTATGCTGGTCCGCGCCATGAGCGGCGGCTATCGTTTCAAGCGCCACCGGGAAGGGAGCTTGCGGGCAATCCCGGAGAAGTTCGACGCCGAGGGCTACTCGCACGTGGTCGACTGCTTGCAATATGTGTGTTTGGTGGCCCAGAATAGAAACCTTGTGCAGGAATATGCGCGCCGATTGGTGCCACGGAAGCGGCCAGTCGAACGGCATGTCACGGCGGCTGGATGGACCTGAACCATGAGCGATCCCGGCGTACAGCAAGACTTTCCGTTGTCCTGGCTGGAGCGGCTCAATTCCGAGAAGGTGCGGCTGGAGAACCGCAACGCCGACGTTTGGGTGCCGGTCCTCGAGCGGGCCAAGGGGGTGGTCGATCATGACGGGATCGAGCGGATCACGTCGCAATCGCTGCTCGACATCCTCAAGGTGCCGATGGGCAAGCGCAAGTCCGAGCACTACCAGCGGCTGACCAAGATCATGATCGATCTCGGGTGGTCGTCGCACCGGATTCACGGCATAACGGCGGGCGGCTACCGCGAGCAGGTGCATGGCTTCTGCCGCGATGCCCGGCACAAGAAGCCGCCGACCGCCGACGAGAAAAGGCGGGCCGAGCTGGGCGTGAGGCAGGTGCGGCGGCCGAAGATCGGCTGGCCGGCATTCAAGCGGCAAGTCGTGGAATTGGTCCGCTCCGGGAAGCATCCGGCCGAGCTTGCGGACCAATTCGGGATACCGAAACAGACGATCCGCAATTGGGTGGACCGGCACAACTACCTCAACCCCGAGGCGCCGGTGGCCATGCCGCAGCACAAGCGAGGCCTGCCGCCTCGTAATCCCAATCCGCTCGACATCCAGGTCACCCCGGTGGTCCCGGTAGCCATGGCGCCAGCCGAGAAGCCGAGGCTGCAACCGCCACCCGAGCCAGCCGCGAAGCCTTTGGCGGGCAGCACGACAAACGTGCTTCAAGCTGTAGGGGCGACTGTAAGCGTCCGTCCGCCAAGTCCTGCCGCGCCGTTTGATCTGCCGGACATACCGGCATTCCTACGCCGGGAGAAGTGAGTCTAGGGTCCAGGGGCGGCAATGTGGTATAGAGGACAATCGGGTTCGTGATTTCCTAGCTATTGGGTGGGGTGGCTCACATGAACATGCTCTCTGCCGCTCGTAATACTGCCGAACTCCTTAAGTGCCCGCGACCAGAATGCCCAAAGGCCGTCCTCTGTTCAGAGCAGTGTGCCCTTAGTCTCCCCAAAACAGCTTCAGCGCCAACTTGCGCCGGGGCTGACCTGTGCCGCACGACCAATTCCCTACTCATTTTGATCAAGGGCGGTTTTTGCTACCGCATGGCATAAAGCGGCACGATAGCCATTATCCTGGATTTCCTTGAGCGCGGCTCGCAGCCGTTTGATCTCGGCCGCCAAGCAGATTGGGCACATTCCGTCTGCGACCGCTGCCTCAGATTCCCAGTGCGCGTGCCTGCATGGCATTTGCTTTCAACCAAACAGTTTTACGATGGTGGCGCCGAGCGCGACGCCGGCCGCCAACAGCGCGGCGCCGGCGGTCATGCCGGCGAATGCAACTTGCCACGGCGCATGCCGCATTTCCTGGTGTCGGCGATCCGATTCGGCAAAGTTGCGGTGGATCTCCGTCAACATCTTGTCGATGCGAACGGTCTGCTCGCGCACGTCGATTGGGTTGATGTCCGGCATACTGTCCTCGCTTTGTGGGCGCCCGCCAAGGCCGCCCCGGTTCCGGTAATATTGCCCCGCCGTGCCCCATAGTGCAAGCCGCGCGGGTTCTGTTAATGTTTAATCATTCCGTCCGCCGGGCCGGCTGCTTCGGTCCTCGCGGCAGCCTAGCCCGCGGAAGGATAGGGCCGGCCGGGACGCCAATCCCGCCGGCCCGCCTCCTAACGGTTCAGCGCGCGGCCTGCCAATCGTTTGGCCGACCAGTCAATTGCTCCAACGCAAAAGACTTCAAAGCATTTGGAAAACTCAATACCGGGTGCGCCGAGCAAAAGTTGTCCAGCCAGTACATGACCGCATTAGCGTCGGCGGTTGCAAGCGGATCGAACATATCTGCGGTCGCGGCCAGGTCGGCGGTCGCACTCAGATAGCCGAGCGCCCAATTGAGCATTAGATTTTTCACTCCAAAATCAGCACGGTCGGCCAGCCAGCTCCCGCAGGTCGTGGCCCCTGCACCTCGCATCATTCCGGCCTGTGCGGCCATCGGCAACAACAGCAGCGCGCTCGCGAGCAATAATCGTTTCATCATGTTCGTTTGTCCTTGCTATGTGCCGCGCCATGCGGCGTTCGTTAGAGCCGGAACTGGACTCATCAGCGCGGACCTAACCCGCGGACCGCCCGCAGGCGGTTTCGTCCTTAGCCGTTTTTCGCCTCCAGCCATGCGCGCTCGAGCCGCGCGATCATGACGGCGGCACGCTGCAACAAATCACGCCGCCCTGGCGCCATGGCCGCGCCTTGCGCCTCCGTCAGTTCGCGCGAGATGGCCTCAACCTCGGCCTGCGTCGGTGGCCCCTGGTCTTTCGCGCTGTCATGATCATTCATTGCATTTTCCTTGCCCGTAGTGTTGGCCCTCGATGCCGTATAGATCGCGCGTCTCGGCTTTAATCTCTTGCTCGGACCAACCACGTTCACGGTTACGCCCTTCGGTCCAGGCGACGCAGCGCATACACACGCCATATCCAGTGTCTCGGTTCCACCACTGTTGCCAGCGACCGGCAGCCTCTCCACAACAACAACATTCCTTGTGTTTCATCATGACACACCTCCCGGCGTCACGACGCGCACAAGCTCGCGGCTGTTGGCACCGGCAACCGTGAAATTGCGGATGACGTAGAGCGGCGAGTAGGGATTGAGATTGAATATCAGTAGCGTATTGCCGGTGCGGTCCGCGTCTTGTTGCGCCAGGGCAATGATTCGATCGAGCTTGGTCATGTTCGTTTGTCCTCGCTTGCAGTGGCGCCCGCCAAGGCGCCGGGTTGATCAATCATCAATCGCGGCAATTTCAGTGTGCTGCGGTACGTAGTCTAGAGAATCACCGATTTCCGGTGGACCTTCCGCAGGATCATGTTCGCCATTGCAGAATTTTTCTTGTGCCTCATCTTGCGACTCGGCTTCGACGTAGTATTGCCACGTCACCATGCACGCCATTGTGTCACTAATAATCCATCGCTTCATTTTACTGCCCTCGCATTGAGCCGGGTTATCTGGACTCATCAGGCGCCGCGTCACGGCGCGACCGGGCACAACAAGCGCCCGGTTTCGTCCTTATGCCGCCGATCGACCGCGATCTATCCCCCAGGGCGCGGTCTCGTAATCAGGCAAACCGCGAATTGCCGCCGCGCGAATTGCCGCTATGATCCGGTGCGCGACCGTCTGCCTGTAATCGTCGGTCTCGCATGCCTGATAATCGAAACAGTCGCAATTCTTGATCACCCAAACGCAGCGCTTCGTGTGCTGCATATGGACGAACGGCTCAAAATAGCGGAATGCGTAGGCGCTCGCGTCCTCCCCGATCTTGCCCGGCATGTTGCCAGGCCCGCAATCCGGGTAACGATGGCAGACCGAGCGCTCGTTCTCCGCTAGTAGGACGCGGCCGATGTCGGTCCAATCAAACTGATCGGCTTTGCTCGGTTGGATGTAATACCCGAGCTGACTCAGCATCCGCTTGTCCTTCGCAAACGAAAGCAGCGCGTCGATATGGTCGTGGGATACGATGAAAGCAGACATTTGGATATTCCTCGCTGTTGCGCCCGGCCATCGGGCATGGGTTGAGCATTGCAGAGAACGGAATGCGCGGATACCGGAATCACGCCGTCGGGCAAATAGGTAGCCGCCGGCACGAATGCCAAATTGCGCTATGCATGTTGCTGTAGGGAACTGAGCTAATCCGCGTCCCGTATGGCTGGAATGAAACACATTCCAAGGTTTGCGGCTCGGTCGAAACAATCAATTCGCCTTGCGTCGCGCCATTCGACGGAAGGCAATAGACCGCCGCATCATAGATGCCACTACAAGCAAGCCGACTTACGGCGCTCCGGACTTTCTCAGTCTGCTCGCATACCCATTCATCATATGAAAATTTAGTCATTTCGTCCTCGCTTTGTTGTCGGACACTCGCCAAAGCGCCCGGGTTCCGTTCGGTCTCTTCAGTGACGGCCTAACCGCCAGACGGGGACAAAGCCCCGTTTCGACCTGTCACGCGCGGTAATCAATCGCCCGCGTATAGACGCTGTGTTGCTGCAATGCCCACTTGTCCAGAATGACTACTTCGTGGTCGTATTCCGCTTGCGACAGCCGCCCGGACATCAACTTAGCGTCCAGCCTATCCATCGCGCGCTCAACTCGCCGCTCAATCTGGTCCTCAGTCATTTGTTTGGTCCTCGCTTACTATGCATCTGTCTGACGTCGGCGGTGTGGATAGCCTTGGCCGTATCTGCCGCGGTTTTCACCATTGCTAGGTATTGTTCCAGAGTGACAGTGCGCGGGTTGGAACCATCAATATCGTAAATGGTCCAAGTCCTCTCAGAAGTCGGTGTCGTCATTTGTTTGGTCCTCGCTTTGTGCCCGAGCCATTCGGGCTTGTCAGATAACTTTCTGCAAGTAGCCTTCACGGCAGGCCCACTCGTAAAGCCTCCGTTCCAATTCCTCCAATGAGTCGGAAATCCACTCGGCGCGGCCCAGCACTAGGTACCACTTGCCTTGCTCGCGGGCCGCCTCTGGCCACCACGGCTGAACTGCCTCGATATAAAGCGCGTCAAGATACAGCCAGCCAATCGCAGGTGCGGCCGTATCTTCCCATCGCGCGTCCGATAGGGCTTTGCCTAAATCGTCGCACCATGCCTTATTCACTTGAAATTCCTCAAAAGAAAAATCATCCGACATTTTCATTTCCTCGCTGTTTGTCTGTTGCCCGAGCCATTCGGGCTTGCAATCAACAATCTATCAAACAACAACAAATGCACAACCGGAAAGATTGGCACATATCCGCACATTTCCGCACACAAGCAAGAAAGAATGTTGCGGCTCGCCCTGTGCCATTTCGGAAACAGAAGGAGGGGGCTCTCGATTTGTGCCATCGCGCGGCCGAGCCGGGAAAAGGCGTCAGGAGCGGGTAGTTTGCGTGGGAGGGTTATGCTCAAAGTGAGCAAAAGAACGTTTCCGTAACGGCACACCCATCAGGATACCATCGGAACTCCATTCCAGCCGGTGCCCACAGCACGCGTGAGGGCCGCGAACGCCTAAGCCGCTGATATCATTGCATTGTGGTAGTGGGGGCCGGCTCTCGATCAGTAATTGGCGGGTTTTAAGGGCCGCCAATGCGTTTGGCTACCTAAGGGCCCTCCGGTGGCCCGGCTCGAAATAAAGCCGTCTAGCCCTAGCCGGACGCCGTTTCCCGATGGTGCCAGTAGGGAACCTCCGTACCTCCAAGGCCTCTCGGACGTGCCCAGACGATTGCGGCATCCTTGGCCCGGGTCAGGTTGACCATATCGGATAGGGCTTCGCCCTTCCTAACCCTCCACATGCGCGGCCATTGACCGTCCGGCTCGACCGTCACTCCGGTAAAGGCCTTGCCGATGTAAAGCTTGAGAATACGGGACTTTGTTAACGAACGCGCGGCAATATCGCCGTCGGGCATAGTGACCTCCAATCCAGGTTGCCTTGCCAAGTGGTCGGACGGTGACGCAATCACCGTCCGGCTGCGCCTATCGTAGCACAGCTCGCGCTAGCGAACATCCTCGCATCCTCCGCGCAATTTTGTTGCGGCGAGCCGAGCTTTCCTTTCGCCTCGAGCCCGATCGCTGGCGCCCGGTACGCCCCACCCGCCACCCGGGGGGGACGCTGGCCAGGCCACCCCCATCGATCGTCTATCTCAGTGCCCTTTTCATACCTGGCCGCCGAAAACCCTTATGCTGCACTGCACAAAATACAACTGAATTGGTTGGGGCGCTTGCGCGGTTATTTTCCTCGTATTCCCCCTGGCACGGCCGCACCGCTTTTTTTCGCGGTTTCAAAACCACGGCGGAAAAATGCGGTGCCGCACTTTCCGCGGTTTTCCCGTAGGGGAATACGAGGAAAAAAAGCGCGGGTGTTTCGCCGCCGAATTTGTCCATACCCGCACTTTTGCCGCAGATTTTAAAATCAAAACTGCGGCGGTGTTTTTGCCCACAACTGAAGAATGCATTTTCACCTCACTCGGTTGCAATCCGGTGGATGTCATACGCCCACCTCGATCAGGTCGCCCGGCCTCGCCTTGACGTGCAGGCCGACCCGCCGCCTTTTTGCTGACTTGACGTAGGTATCCGCCTCCTCCAGCACGCCGTTCTTGATCCACTTGTCGAGGATCTTGCGGCCATCCTGTTCGGAGCATTGCAGGTATTGCTGCAGCACTGGGACCGCCCAACGCTTGGTCTTGCGCAGCGTGAAGGGCTCGCCGGTCGACCCGCCATTATCGTCCTTGGCGCCGACCTCGATCTCGTCGAGAATGGCCTTGGCCACGTCGGTGGTCATGGCGTCGAAGATGTTGGGGGGCAGGAATGGCACCAGCACGCCGACCTCGTCGGCCGGCTCGCCATCGCCGGCATTGTCGAGGCTGCGGGACTGTTTCTGGAACCAGCGGGCGGCCGCGCTCATCAGGCTGAGATTGGCCTTGGCGTCGTCGAAGCGCAGGTAGTGATTGTGGGTGTCGGGATCGATCTCGAAGGCGGTCGCCTCCTCGCGCGTCATCGGGAACAGGGTGGCGACGATGCGCGCCACCCCAGCCAGGGAACCGCCGCCGCGGCTGGCGTCGGGATCGCCGGCCATGTTCTGCGCGTATTTCTTGGTGTGGTGGACCAACATCACGGCCGCGTTGGTGCGCCGAGCCACCTCCCGCCACAGCACTGCCGCCCACTTCAATTCGGAATTGGAGTTCTCGTCGCCGGCGAACGTCTCCGCAAACGGGTCGACCACCACGATGTCGATTTGCAGGGTCATCAGCGCGCGCACGACCTGCTCCAGCATCGGTGTCGCGGTGACGGTCTTGGTGCGGCTGTCGGCGGTGGCGACCACGATCGACGCCGCCTTCGCCAGCACCACACGGCCCTGCAAATCCACCTGGTCCAACCCCATCACCTCCGCCGCGGCGCACAGCCGCCGGCTCATTTCCTCCGCGTCCTCCTCGACATTGATGATCAGCACCCGGTAGCGCCCGCGCGGCCGCCAGCCCGCCCAGCTGGTCATTCCGGACACGCACAGCATCGCCAGTTGCAGCGTCAGCAGGCTCTTGCCGCTGCCGGGCGGCGCCACCATCAGGGTGACCTGGCGCCGCAGCAGCAGGCCCGGCACCAGCCACGGCCGCCGCGGCAGCTTCGTGCCGTCGATCGGAAACGGGAACACCACCGGCAGATCGGCCGCCGCCGGCCCGTTGGGCTTGTGGGCCGGGCCGTTGCTCCCCGCGGCCGGGCCATTGGGCGCTGTTCCCGGTCCCTTCGGTTGCCGCGGGACCTCGGCGAAGGCGGCCGCGATGCGGGTCTGCAGCGCGTCCTCGCCGAGGTGGGCGACCAGGCCGTGGGCCTGCGCGAGGTCGTAGAGGGCATCGATTGCTGTGGCCATGGGGAGCCCGCCCGCGACGTAGCCGGCGGCGTCCTTGGCGGCATTGTCGAAGACCGTGGCGCGCGCCTCGAGGTCGCCGTCGCCCAGGCTGGCCAGCACCGCCCGCCAGTTCGCCAAACCTTCCCGGAAGCGGTCCTCGATGGTCATGCGGTGAAATACCTAGCGAACGGATTGCAGATGATGGCCTCGCAGGCCGCGATGCCCAGCAGGTCGATGAGCCCGGCCCGCCAGGCGTAGGCCAGCAGCGGGTCGGTCGCCGCGCCGTAGTCGATCTCATGGCAGCCGTAGAGCAGGGCCCGCGCCTCGGCGCGCGCGCGCAGGACCAGGATCGGCGCCACTTTTTGCGTACCGCCCGACATACCGTCTCCAGCCCACGGTCAGTTAGCCTCAATCAGGGCAACCGCGCGGTCCAGAACCTCGATCTGCGCATCGAGCGCGTTGACGACGTGCTGCACCTGCGCCCGCCGCTCGGCCAGGATGCCACGCTGCACCCGCAGCGAATCCCCCAGCGACCGCAACTCCTCGCCGCTCTGGTCCGCGATGATGTCGATCGCGTCGGGAGTGGCCCTTTCATTGAAGGCAATGTGGACCGCCTCATTGACCGCGCTTGCCGAGGGACGAGTCCCCACATCCTTCCGGGTCGGTTTCTCGAGACCGGGTTTCTTCGACACTGGTTGCTCCTCCTCTTTTTGCCCCGGGACTGCGGGACTAGGTCGCTCAAGTCACTCTCGGCGGGAACAGCTTTTTCAACGCATCCACAGCTCGCTCATCGTCCTCATCGACGGCGCGCGTCATCAACGCAAAGACGAACGGCTTCATCGTGTCGCTCGGCTCCGGATAGTCGTGGTCGAATATCCAGCCAAGGCGGGCTTGGGCGCGGCGCCAATAGGCCAGCGCCTTTGCCTTGGCTTGCTCCAGCTCGAGGTCGTCGGTCACGCGCTCACCTCCACCTTGAGGCGCCACACACCCCACCGCTCGAGCACCGCGACGGCAGCCTCGACGGTGTCCACGACGGCGTGCGGAACGCCGTTGAGGAGGCACCACAGCGCGAAGCCGGCCTGATGCTCCGACAGCCGCCCGCCTTTGCGCTTGAGCTCGAGGAAATGGACCGGATGATCAGCGTCCTTCGGCGCCAGGAAAATGAAGTCCGGCCACCCCGGCCGCACGCCCATCCGCTTCAGCCGCTCGCCCGCGTAACTCACCCGCACCCCGTTGCGGAATTCCGCCGGCCGCGCCTCGCCGAAGGGAAGGTGGGTCCACAACCACGTCGGCTTGGCGCAGCGCCGCAGCAGATCCGCCACCTCGCACTGCAGTTGAAACTCAGACGGAGAGACATCGACCCGCTCGCCGCGCTGACGCTTGCCCCGAAAGAGATGCAGCTGGCGGGCAGCCCTGGCGTCGGTCATGCCGCTGCCCTCTTGCTACGCGTGATGACGTAATGCCCTGGCTGGTACCGGCAGCCCTCACGGCGAATCCGCACGCCGCTGCCGGCGAGCAGTTCGTTCAGTTGCTGGATGTGCGACTTGACGGTGTTGCGGTTGCTGCCGCCCGTGCCCCAGACGGTCGCGATCAGGTCGTCGACGCCGATCCCGATGTCGCCGGCCGCCGCGATCGCGTCAACGATCCGGCCCTTGAGTTCAGGCAGATAGACGCCGAACCGCTCACGGCGGATCGGTTGGCGGCACCGCGGGCAGCGCATTTCCATGGCGCGTCCTCATCGGTTTTCATCGTCTGCGAGCCAGGGGGCGATCGCGACCTAGCGCCGCCAGTACCGACGAAAGGTCCGCACGAGCCGCCGCCATCTCGTTCCTACGAGGGTCCACACCAGTGCGCCGAAGGACGGAGATTTCATGCTGTAGCCTCACCACCTCGGATTCAAGTTCACGGACGACGCGCTCGCGAAGCGCGTCGCGAAGCCAACCTGAAATTTTCTTAAGGCGCGATCGCTGAAGATTTTCGAGGGTACCAGGCGAGACACCGAGAGACCGAGCAACACGCTGTCGCGCTAATTGCCGGTCGCCAACCCGTCGATGTTCTTGATTTATCAGAACATCTGTGAGGCTTTTTGCTTCGGCTGCTTCGGCCAACGCATTACTCATTTGTGCCTTCCAATGGATGGTTTATCCACATTTGTGGATGAATCTGCCGGATGAGACCGCAATGCTCGGCACATGGAAAATCCCTCGCCCGCGCTGATGGTTCTCGTGACATCTCGTCCGCGGTTATGACGATGCCGTCTGTGCAAGTCCAAAGAAGTCGTTTGGCGTTACGGCACCGTCGGTCACCTCGAAAATTTTCTCCATGGTGGCTTGATCAGGCATTCGATCACCGGAGCGATATCGGTGCACGGCTTGGCGCGACCGTTCGATCAGCGCGCCGAACTCAGCGTCTGAAAGGTTTCGCTCGCCCATGAATGCGGAAAGTCGCATTCCAGATAATTGTCACCATTATGGTGACCCGTCAACCTCTCCGTCACCAAATTGGAGCCTTCACCGCCGTCGCCAATACGGTGACATTACAAGGATGGTGCAGATTTACCGAAATGGACTTGCGGCTGCGATGAAGCGGCTCGGCATTGGGCCTACTGCGCTGGCGGCGGAGGTCGGTACAACAAAGCAAAACATTGACCGATGGGCGCGGGGGGAGCGGAAACTCACCGTGCCTTGGGCCGAAAAGATAGCGCCGGTGCTCCAAACGACTGCGGGGGAACTGCTGCTTTCCGATGGCGGCGGAATCCAGCGCATTCCTCTACTCGATTGGATACAGGCTGGCAGGCTTACCAACACGAGGAGCCAACTCCCCATGGAAGACATACCGCTTTTGGCCTTTGCAGACTTGGGCCGCGGCGAGTTCTTTGCCCTGAGGGTTCACGGTGCCTCAATGGACCGAGTTTCACCGGACGGATCGGTTATCGTTGTGGACAAATCAGACAAGACGCTGCTAGCCGGCAGGTTTTATGTTTTCGCCGTTCGCGGCGCGACGACCTATAAGCGATGGCAGGCCGGGAAGCCATCGTACCTAGCTGCATTTTCCACCGACCCCACCGAGGGGCCTATTTTCATCGAAAAGCGCAAGGATTTCGAGGTGGTTGGGCGGGTGCGTCGGACCATGCTCGACCTATAGCCTGGTTGTGGCATAGGAAAAATCGTCACCTTTTTGGTGACACGCCTATTGACCAGTCACCAAATTGGTGACAACACTGCTCCCCACTACAACGGGGAGCCTGATTCATGCCAATTCCTAAAACGGTCGCCACCCGGCCTTTGAAGCCCACCAACGTAATGCGACCGTCCGCGCGCCCGGCCAACGGGATGATGATGCCCAACAGGAAGTTGCCGGGCGCGCACCTTTCCCCGAAAACGGTCGCCAAGCTATCTGTGAAGCCCACCACAGGAATGCGACCGCGCGCGCCCGGCCATCAACCTCATGATGCCCACTTCAGGCTTGCCGGGCGCGTCCCCCATACCGAAAGCGGTTGCAACGCTGCCGATGAACAAATCGGGTCCGCTGCAATGCAACCGCCTCGCGCGCCCGGCCAGGGCGACTCTGATGCCCATTTGTGCAGTGCCGGGCGCGCACCTTTTAACCGAGGGAGACTGAATCAATGACCGCGTTCAAGGACGCATTTGCCAAAGCCGGAATGAACACCCGGGCGCTCGATCTCCGCGCGGCCGCGACCGAGGCGCTCAATGTTGCGAAGGGCAACGTCGCGCGCGCCGCGACTCGTTTCGCTGCGGTTCTCAAGAGCAAAGGCGATCTCCGCGAGGCTATCGCGCTCGATTATCTGCAACGCATCGCCGCCGAGCCGCCACAACCGGCCGCCGCAGAACAGCCGCAGGCACAGCCATCAGCCACGCCGGCCGCCGGATCGATCAAAGTCAAGGAGCACAAGGTTCGCCAGCATCGCCGCCGCACCCACGAGGAGCGCGAGGCCGCTTTGCGATCCGCGGGTCATGCCGCAGCATCGATGGCAAGCGCCTATGACCGCCAAATCGATGGGCGGCCGATCGGCGAACTGCGGTGGGGCGAACTGCAAGCGTTGCGCCATAATAACGCGTTCAACGCGGCCAGCTACCTCCGGTACGGCAACGAAGCCACGGCCAATTTCATTCTGCTCGACAAGCTCGAGGCGCACGTCCGCGTCACCGACCATTCGTCCAAAGTCAAGGATGTCATCGGCGAGGCCCAACTCCAACTTTTGAGCGACGAGGCCGATGTCGAGGCGCCGCGCCTGATCGGGGAAGGGATGCAGGCGTGGGTCACATGGCTCGAGACGCAACGCGACAACCGCCGAGCCATCGCGCCATGAACAATATTCCGAATGCGGTCGCCATTCACTCCATGAAACCCACAGGAGCGATGCGACCGCGCGCGCCCGGCCAAGGTAGGCTTGATGCCCATTCGAAGAATGCCGGGCGCGTACCAATCACCCATGCGGTCGCCATTTGCTGGTTGAAGTCCAACTTTGCCATGCGACCGCGCGCGCCCGGCCCCAAGGCTGGTGATACCCACCTTCGCCTTGCCGGGCGCGCACTTTCTCACAGGAGCGAACACGCATGACCGCCATTGACGACATTAAGACCGAACACCGCTTCCGCCGGCAAGCGATGAAACAACAACAAAAAATGGACCGTTCGCTTGAATCCTTTATTCGCATCAACGCGACCGGCTGGACGTGGGATGCCGACGAAAAGGAACGCGAGAAATACAATCGCGAGGTGAAAGCGATCATCACCGCGGCGCGCGAGGGGACTGGCGATCAGCGCATTTTCGAGCTGGTGCTGACGGTCGACAAGGGCCGCCAGCCATTCGACGAGCTGCGCGCCGGTTGCGAAAAGCGGATGGAGGAACTTGCAGCATCGCTGCCGGTCGCGGATTGGATCGACGGCATCCGCGGCGCCGGCCCGCTCGGCCTCGCGACCATCATCGCCGAGACAGGCGATCTGTTGAACTATTCGAACCCCGCGAAAGTATGGAAGCGGCTCGGCTTCGCGCCTTACGACGGCCTCGCCGGCTCGACCTGGAAGCGCACGTCCTGGCGCCCGCGCGCGCTGACTTCCGAGGAGTGGATCGAGCATCCTTTCTCCGGGCAACGATACGCGCTCATGCACCAGATCGCCGTCTGGCTGGTGAATGCGCAGTGGATCAGCGCCAAGAAGGCCGGCGCCGACGAAGGCAAGCCGAATGGTCTCTATGGTGAGGTCTATGCTGCGCGCCGCGCGCACACGGCGATCACTCACCCGGATTGGACGAAGGGCCACTCGCGCATGGACGGCCTGCGAGTCGCGATGAAGGCTTTTCTCAAAGACCTGCATATCGAGTGGCACGCCCGCGCCGGCCATGCGATCGAACGCCCGCGTCAGGCCGCGGAGTGATTTTCATGTTTGCGGTCGCCACTTTGAGGATGAAACCCAGAAAGCGTTTGCGACCGCGAAGCGCGCTCGGCCAATTGAGCGGTGATGCCCATCCGCGATCTGCCGGGCGCGTTCTTCCTTCTCCGTTTGCGGTCGCCATTTCATGGCTGAAGCCCATTCCACCCATGCGACCGCGAAGCGCGCCCGGCCAACGATCCGTTGTGATCCAAGCCGAGAATGCCGGGCGCGTTCTTATTCAGTTTGCGGTCGCCAGTGAACGAGTGAAGCCCATTCTGCTATTGCGACCGCGCGCGCCCGGCCAATTGATGCGTGATGCCCAGGACGAGGATGCCGGGCGCGCACTTTTCTTGGAGATGATGAATGAGCATTGAGCGCGTCGAGATCACGCCTAGCTACGACTGGCTCGAGGCCCGCCGCCAGTACATCGGCGCGTCCGAAGTCGCCACCGTCTGCGGCGTTGCCGCCTACGGCTCGCTGGCCGAACTCTACGCCGAAAAGAAGGGCCTGCGCCCGCCGATGGTTGATAGCGGCGTGCTGCGCCGCGGCCGCTGGGGAGAATCGGCGGTGTTCCAGGCACTCGCCGACGAGCGGCCCGAATGGGACGTGCAGCGCGCTCGCATCCATGTGATCGATCGCGACGCGCGGATCGCCTGCACACCGGACGGCTTCGCGACCGCGCCAGATCGGGAAGGCTTCGGCTTGGTGCAGGCGAAGGTCGTGAGCCGCTCGGTCTATCGGCAGAAATGGCTCGACGATCCCGACGGGTCGTTCGACGGCCCAGCGCAGCCGCCGGCGCATTTTCGGCTACAGACCGAATG